TACGGATACCGCGATTTCGGATGTGAGTGCGGGTCTTGTTGCAGCGATCAACAGCTCGACTGCTGGGGAGACACTGACAGCGTCGCTGAATGACGATGGCAGCATCTCACTGACTGGGCAGACAGCGGGCGTTGGCTTCACAGCTGTGGCATCGGTTTCTGATGTTGGTCGTAGCCGCGATACCATTGCAACTGTTGACGTCACGTCGGAAGATGGAGCTATATCGGCCCAGGCGGTTATTCAGTCAGCCATCGAACTCGTCAGCGCAACACGCGCTGAGTTGGGTGCGATCGAGAACCGTTTGACCCACACGATCGACAACCTGACCAACGTCATCGTCAACACCGAAGCATCAAAGGGTCGTATCCTCGATGCCGACTTCGCGGCAGAAAGCACCGCGATGTCCAAGTCGCAGATCTTGCAGCAAGCCTCTATCGCGATGCTGGCGCAGGCGAATGCTTCCAAGCAAAGCGTGCTGAGCCTTCTGCAAGGCTAAGCTGGCTATTAAGCGAGACACACAGGCCCGGTTTACCCCGGGCCTGTTGTCATAGGAGCACTGAGATGAACCGACGTGACAATGCTGTGATTTTGTTGGGTTCTGTATTGGCTGTGGGCCTGGTGTATTTCGCCCTTCCCGCTATCCATAGCGCTTTACGCATAGGCGAGGGTGCGGTGATCAGCGCCGAAGTGCGACTGATCAACCAATGCCCCCTTGCCGACCACAGCTTTGCCATACGCAATACCGATACAGGCCGCAGCATCCCGTTTTCTAACGGAATGGCGCGGATCGAGGGCGAAAGCGGCACTTACCTGCAGATCGTGCTGGCCAGCCAATTTGACGGCGTAACCTTCAGCGGCGAAAAGCAACGCATCCAAGCGCAGATGACCATGACTGCCGATTGCGACACTGGCGAGCGCATGCGCGGTGTGATGGACGGTATTGGGGATAAGTTTGGAAAATAAGCTGCAATGATGTGTGCACATTTTGCACTCTTGTGCGTAAACGCTGTGTCAAAATAATAACACATACAAAGCACTATTACTAAAGCATTTTAATCCAGCATCACTATGCCTGTCGGCCAGACTGTCAAAATATTAACGCCAGTTTATATCATGTGGATAGCTGCCAAATATCACAGCACCAAGATCTCAGAACAACGGCCTACTAACCCTTCTCAATCATTGTCGACCCCTCTGATAGACCGGTAGAATAACACCAGATAAAAACTGGGTATGCGCAATCTTTTCAAACGTTTTGGTTTTTCCGCGATTGCTCGATCTTTCGATGCAGCCGGTGCTGGCCGTCGCTGGGATCAACCGCGTAGTTTAGATAGCCTGAACACAGCGATCCTTGCGGGGGCTACACCGGCTGCCCGGCGCGCGGGATGGTATGCACGCAATAACCCATGGATTGTGGCCGCGGTTGATAGCCTAGTTGGCAATGTCGTTGGGGCAGGCATCAAGCCTCAATCGACCCATCCAGACCGTGCAGTGCGCGAACAGCTACAAGCGCTCTGGCTGCGCTGGACTGATCATGCTGCGCCAGACGGGTTGGCGGATTTCTACGGGCTGCAGGCCATGGCTGTGCGTGCGATGGTCGAGAGTGGCGAGAGTTTTGCCCGCCTGCGGGTAACCAACGACACTGACAGCTTTCCCCTTCATATCGAACTTCTGGACCGCGAGCAGGTGCCCACAGATCTGCATCGTGATATCGGTGGTGGGACGCGGATTCGCGCTGGCATCGAGTTTGACTCAGCCGGACGCCGTGTTGCCTATCGGGTCCTGTCCGCCCGACCGGGGGACCCCTTGGGATCCCTTCGCATGGATCCCAACCGTGTTCTTGCCGCTGATTGCATTCACCTTTTCAAACCTGTGGCTGCAGGCCAGCTGCGCGGTATCACATGGCTAGCGCCGGTGTTGCTACGCCTGCACGAGTTGGATCAGTTCGAGGACGCCACGCTCGTCAAGGCCAAGGTCGCTGCACTTTTCACAGGGTTTATTACCGATCCAGACGGCACCGTTGGTGGGCTGTCCGGTGACAATCGCTCTGGCGTGCTGACTGTAGGCATGGAGCCTGGCAGCTTGATTCCTCTACCACCTGGCGCAGATATCCGGTTTTCGAACCCAACGGAACATGACGCATATGCGCCTTTTGTGAAAAACCACCTGCGCGCTGTCGCGGCCGGGCTTGGCCTGCCCTATGAGTTGGTTTCGGGTGACCTGGAAGGTGTAACTTATTCCTCGATCCGCGCTGGGTTGGTGGAGTTTCGTCGCCGGGTTGAACAACTTCAGCACAACGTGGTCGTGCATATGTTCTGTCGCCCCATCTGGGAACGGTTTGTGCGCATCGCCGTGTTGAGCGGCGATCTAGCCGCCCGCGATTTTGATGCTGATCCCGCAGCTTACCTAGGCTGCAGCTGGCTGCCACCCAAATTCGACTACGTTGATCCCATGAAAGATGTCCAGGCCGAGATACTCGCCATCGACGCAGGTCTCAAATCCCGAAGTCAGGCGATTTCCGAACGGGGCTACGACGCCGAACAGGTCGATGCGGAGATCGCCGCCGACAAAGCACGCACAGATACGCTTGGCCTGAGAGTCGGTGCACCGGTCCCTGACAAGGAGAACATCTCCGATGAATGACACCGTGACAGCTGATACCGTTGCCAACGCCAACGGTTTTTTCCGAACGCGTAGCGGCACGCTTGCGCCGACCTCAGCCGATGCACAAGCCCGCACCGTCGAGGTGATCTGGTCCACAGGCGCGCCGGTCCGCCGCCGCGACATGGCGGGCCAATACATAGAACGATTGAGCCTCACACCCGAGGCAGTGGATTTATCACGGCTGCAAGGTGCCAGTGTCCTCGACGCGCACCGCCAGTCTGCTGTGCGCGACGTGCTGGGCTCAGTCCGTAGCGCCACTGTTGACGGCGAACGCGGTACGGCCGTCATTAAATTCTCAGCCCGGCCTGAGGTGGAGCCGATCTGGCAAGACGTTATGGCCGGCATTCTTCGCCATGTCTCGGTTGGCTACTCCGTCGAGGATTGGGCCGAGACCACCGAGAGAGGCGCGCGCGTGCTGACCGCTGTGCGCTGGACACCTCACGAGATTTCCCTTGTGCCAACACCCGCCGATCCCGGCGCTCACATTCGAATGGAGAGCAACATGACCGACAAACAGAGCAAGGTTCCAACGGGGAACGATGCTCCAACCCGCAACAGCCCTCTTGCCAGCGACAGTACTGCCCAAACCCACACGAACATCGTTGCACCCCATAACGATGTTCAATCCCGCGCCATAAAAAACGCTGAAATCCGCTCCATTGGCCGTATCGCGGGCCTCGACCAAACTTGGATTGATCGTCAGATCGATGGTGGCGCGGATCCAGACATGGCTCGACGTGCCGCGTTCGATGCGCTGGCCAATCGCAGTGCGCCCATGATTCGCAGTGAGCAGGTGTGCGTCGAAATGGGTGAAAGCCAGGATGATCCTGCACTGCGTGCGCGGCAGATGGGTGAGGCACTTTATGCCCGAATTAACCCACGCCATGAGATCAGTGAACCGGCCCGGCGTTATGCATATTCCACACCAGTGGACATGGCGAAGGAATTGCTGACCCTGCGTGGTGAGTCCACCATGGCGCTGTCGCCTGCGAGCCTTGTCACGCGCGCGCTGCATACAACCTCAGACTTCCCAATCATCCTTGGGGATACTGTCGGGCGGGTCTTGCGCGACAGCTATCAGGCAGCCCCCTCCGGGATCCGCCAACTCGGCCGGCAAACCAATGCGCGGGATTTCCGCTCGGTCAACAAGATCATGCTGGGCGAAGCCCCGCTGTTGGAAAAATTGAACGAGCACGGCGAGATCAAAGCCGGAACAATGGCCGAAGCGCGCGAGGCCTATAAGGTCGAGACCTGGGCGCGCAAGATTGGTGTCACTCGGCAGGTGCTGGTGAATGATGACCTCGGTGCTTTCTCAGACCTCGCTCGCAGGATGGGTCAGGCTGCAGCCGAGACGGAGGCGAGGATACTGGTTGCGCTGCTGGAATCCAACTCCGGCAACGGGCCAAAGCTTTCTAACAACAAGACGCTGTTCCATGCCGATCACGGAAACAAGGCAGGCACTGGTGCAGTGATTTCCGACACGACGTTATCAGCGGCACGGCTGGCGCTGCGCACCCAAAAGGGCATTGAGGACCGCACGATCCGTGTCACACCCAAATACCTGCTGGTGCCACCAGCGCTGGAAACAGACGCCGAGAGGTGGCTAGCCTCAGTCTCACCCGCAAAGGCGGCCGATGTGAACCCCTTCTCGGGCTCTCTCAACCTCATCGTCGAGCCGCGCCTGACGTCCGCTGCGCGGTGGTATATTACCGCAGATCCCGGCGAGATCGACGGCCTTGAATATGCTTACCTGTCCGGCAACGAAGGCCCTCAAGTCGAAAGCAAATCGGGCTGGGATGTTGATGGCGTCGAGATCCGGGTGATCCTGGATTTCGGGGCAGGGTTCATTGACCACCGTGGCTGGTTTGCCAACGCAGGGCCGTAACCATGACGGATATCGCACAACTCACCCAATGGCGGGACGCCCTTCTGGCGGCCCGTTTCAAAGGCGTCCGCACCGTCGAATACGACGGCAAGCGCATCACCTATGCCACTGATGGCGAAATGGCCGCAGCGCTCGGCGACCTCGAACGCCGTATCGCAAGTCTTGGGCCGAAACGAGTCTCAGTGGTTCGCATTCAATCCAGTAAAGGGGTATGACCCATGAAAACCTTTATCCAGAATGGTGATGTGATCACCATCCCCGCACCCATGGCTGGCATCACATCCGGCGACGGCGTGCTGGTGGGCAACCTTTTTGGTGTTGCCGCCAACACCGCAGCAGAAGGCGAGCCCGCCGAAGTGGCCACGACCGGCGTCTTCACCCTGCGCAAAGCCACCAGCGCCGTCCTGGCGTTGGGCGCGCAGGTCGCGTGGGACAACGCAGCCAAGTTGGTTACAACGCCAGGCGCGGGGCTTTATGCCATCGGTGTGGCGGTTGATGACGCAGGCAACGGCGCAGCGACCGTTGCTGTACGCCTCGATGGAATTGGAACCGTCGCTTCATGATGGAACGGGATATACAAGCAATCCTCAATAGCCTGACCCTCTTGGTGGACAGCACCAAGGGAGCGGTGCCTGTAATCCTGCTTCAGAGCCACGGGTGCATTTTTTTTCTGAGCTATCCTGCGAAGGGCGTAGAGAGACTGTAAAGACACCTGAACCATCAAGGTAATATTGTGCCAATTGGGAAAGCACTTGGCTGCCCTTGCAGGGAACCTCACTGCATGGACTTTAACTCAAGATCAGCCAAGTAATGGACGTCTGAAATGGTTTTAAGTTGGCCAGGCCAACGCGTGGCGGGCTACAGTTTGGAATACCAGATCATGTTCCGTGTTGTGCATGCTGAACGCCACGAGAAGGTTGACCCTCGCCGCAGATTATATGTGGGAGTTTTTGCGCTAGAGAGCGTCGAACCCGAAAATGCTTTCGGTGATATGAATACCGTTGACTGTCTGTCAGGCCTCACCTAATCATAGGTCTGACAGATTGACAGAGGGTCATATGATGACGGAACTAATCACCATTCAGCAACTGACAGTGGCGCTGAACCTGACCCGCTACCAGGTCGACGCCTGGATTTCACGGGGCTACTACAAACCACAAAGTGACCCTGAAAAAGGTAAGGCCCGCGAGTTCACTCTCAAGGATGCAATCGCGCTGGGTACGATTGCTGCGTTTGTGCGCCTTGGTCTTCAAGCAAAGGATGTTGGACCTCATGTCGGCCTTGGCGTTTACGGCTACAAAGACGACCGAGCCCTCTTTGCTATCTGCGAAGGCCCAATTCGTCTCTCGAGTGAAGCAAACGCCGCCTATGTCGAGCCGGAAATGGCTGCGCCTTTCTCAAAGTTAATTCCAGCAAAACGCCTTCCCGATCTCCTCAACGATCCGGAAATTACCTCGTTTGCCATCGTAGATTTGAACGAGATTGAGACCCGCATTTTGCATGCGTTAGCTGTAGTTTAAACCCCTCTCCAAAGGAGAAAAACCATGAAAACGATTTTGCGGGCTGGACCCGCCACGCAAGAGGCATGCCCGACGCTTGCTGAAGACCTTCTTCGCGGCGCAGATGAAATCGCCAAATTCATATTCGGCGACGCCAAGCACCGTAGGAAAGTCTACTACCTGACGGGTGAGGCTGCGAAAGGCCTGCCGCACTTCAAAATAGGCTCTGTCATCTGCGCGCGCAAAAGCACGCTGATGAACTGGATTGCCGCACAGGAGGGACGCAAGTGAACATAGCGCCAGCGGATGCTCTCACCAACCTGCGCCTGGCCCTTTATGATAACGCCTACCACCCCGTCCCGGTACTTGGTCCGCATGTGGCCACGAAGGCTGCAGGGAAACGTCCAGTCATGAAATCCTGGGAGGCCGTCTGCGCGACGGCTGACGAGGCAGAGATCACCCGCTGGACCAATGCCCAACGCAATTGCACAAATACTGGCCTGCTCTGTGGTACGCTCATCGGTGTCGATATCGATTTGCTCGACGCAGACAAAGCCAAACACATTACCGCCCTTGCCTGCAACATGCTGGGGGCCACACCGGCCAAACGGATCGGCCGGGCGCCAAAAATCCTGTTGGCATACCGCACAGACGAGCCCTTCGACAAAATCCAGACGCCAGAATTTCACATGCTCGACGGCA